TCTAAATACTCCCAAGATTTTTGACCAATATAATTTCTAAAATCTAAAAAGTCATTGTCCATTGTAAGTGGTGTTGAATGATAAGATCTTCCAAAGTCACCATATTTTTTTATGTATTCTTTTTCTCTTTTACGAGCTTCAGTAATATACTTGTTACTTGCTTTGTTTAACGACTTAACAAACTCTGGTTTTTCTTCACTCCATATCACAGTTGGAAAATAACTATTTATTTGCATTATCTAAAAGGCCCTCCTAAATGCCATACCACAAGACTATATCTTGTGCCTGATGTTACTGGTTTAACTCTATGCCACACAAAACTAGGGAATACAATAATAGATCCTTTTGGTAATATTTCTTTACACTGTATTCTATGCTTCGATTCATCTCGCATATGTGGATCATAGTTTCTAAAATCAAATTCTAATTCACCACCTTTATATTCTGAACCATCTGTTAATTGACAAGTCATAGATAGTTTTCGAATTTTTCCGTGCTCTGGATGATTAACATTGTCTCGTTGATAAGGTTTATCCCAACTATCACAATGCCAATCGTAATATTGATTTAACTTATATTTTGTAAATTGACAAGATTCTGATCTTTCCCAATCAAAATTCCAACCAGCCATTCTATTTGCTTCATGAACATATGGATGTAATTCTTTATATATCCAAGTATCATCTAACCAAACTAAATCAGAGTTTCTTTTTCTTTTTAAATCTAATACTTCTTGTTTGTTTAATTCTCTATCACCATAACCACCTGTTCTAGCCATGACTTCTTTTTGTTCGTTAGCATAGGCTATAACATCATCACAAAATTTAGGTGTTAATACACCACTAAAATACCAGTAATAATTAGATATATTCATTTAAACGCTGGTCCTTTCACGAAAAGAGTTAAAGTTTTTCTTGTTCCTTTTTTAACAGGATTTACTTTATGTAAAAAAAATGAATTAAACATAATCATAGAACCAGATTCATTTAATTCAGGAACTAAAGTAGGTTTGTTTGTTGTTAGTAAATTAAATTCACCTCCTGAAAAATAATTATCAGATATATTTATTAAAACTGTTAATTTAACATCTGCACTTTTTAAAACTTCAGCATCCATATGCCATTCATATTCTCCACCTTTTTTATAAATATTATAGTGTAATTCGTTTTCATCATGAAAGTTAAATATATCATAACCATAATGATGTTGATTGGCTTCAATAATATAAAAATTTAAAATTTTTTTTAAATATTCTTTTAAAAATTTTATTTTAATGGGATAGACTGTAGATGTTTTTTTTGCAACGTTAGATTTTAAATGTGATGGTTCTTTTTCTTTTTTGTGTTTATCCAATAAAGAATTAATATTTTTTATTTCTTCTGTTGAAAACACTTTATTCCAATAAAAATAATTAGATGTATTCATACGTTATAGTTTGTACAAAATTTAAACTATCCTTTTGATTATTAGTTATGTAATACATATTAGTTGATGGAAACATA